TGCCTTTTTTAAGTTTACTTGGTGGTGTAGTTACTGCTGTTTTTAGATTACCACCTGTTCGTCTATTATACTTAGCTACTCCTTTAGCCGTCATACCAGCACCACTTTCTGTACTTCTTTTGTCTCCAGACTTCTGAGACATGCCTGACATGTCTTCTCTTATATCTCTGAATGTTTTTCTCTCTTTAATTGGAACACAATTATCTACAGTCTTTTTACCTTTCTTCTTGGTGCCTGCTAACTTGTAACCGTCCCAACATGCCTTACCGTCTAATCCTTTTTTCTTATCTTCTGTTAAGAATGTTTTAAAATCTAACATACCTCTCTCCTCTTTTTGCAAGTTCATTCCTTGCCTTGTTGCTTTATATAATTTCCTGGCATGTTCATCACTATGATTTGCATGGAGTCCTGCCTTAAATGATTTATAATCATTACCACTAGCATGGGCTCTCATCTTTGTTCCACTTATACCTGCTACACCCTCAGCATCAGGATCTCTCTGTCCTGCTGATAAGATATGTATCTTTTTATAATTATATTCTTTTCCATTATACTTTTTAGCAAGAGATTTAAATTGTTTTACTCTATCACTACCTACAACCATTGTTGCGTGTGTATGTCCTTCTTGATTAAACTTTTTAAGTTGTGCTAAAAAGTGTGGGTGTTCTTTTGTTGAATGTTCAAAGTTAACTTCAGGATGAATATGTCTTAAATATTCTTTTTTGTGTTCGTGATGTAAAGGATCTGTTTTATTGTTTTGTGAATGACTTACAATAACTGCATGGTTAGCACCTATCTTATCTGCATGGGACTTAACTTTATCCACAACCTTGCTATGTCCAGCAGTAGGTGGATTCATTCGTCCGTATGAAAATACTATGTGTTTATCCTTTTCTTCTGGCATCGTTCTTATTAAAGTTTAAAGCACTAAACTCCTTCCTGTCTACAAATTTAGAAGGTCTGCCATTTCGTATGGCAACAAAACCTTCTGGTTTAACTTTTTGTCCGTCAACTTCATGTCCCCATTGTGATTTCTGAGACATTGTTTTAGTAAGGACATCCTTTGCTGCTTGAAGGTGTCTGTGCATGTGCATAGGTCCTTCAAAGTGTTCCTTATTCTTATTTATATGTCCTACGGTGTTATCATGTGTTTTTTGATGTCTAGCTTTTGCTGCTGGTGTAGATACTCCGTCTATTTTCTTTTGTAGTCTGGTACTTACATGTTTAGCAAAACCTTCATGAGAATACTGTTCGCCTGTTCTAACCGTGTGGTTAATATATGTCTTCTTAGCGTCTGCATGTTTTAGAACAGTATCGTGGTGCTCATCTGGTGTATTTTTAAAATGTGCTACTGCTTGTTTTAGATGATGATCTACCTTAGCCCTATCCTCTAAAGAGTATCTATGAGTACTCATATCGTGATTGGCTGACATCATATGTACGTCTTTATGCTTTTTAAAGTTGTTATGATCTATAGCACCATGAGTTGCTTTTAAAGTATCTATTGTCTTACCTTCGTACTTTGTATGTACTGCTAATCCTAATTGTGCATTAGCAGCTGCCTTGCCGTGTTCTGAATCATGTGGTGCGTGATATGTAATCAACTGTGGTGTAAACTCTACTCTATTACCTTTCTTTTTAACATCTCCAGGACCGTGCATAATGTCTGCTTGATATACACCATCAGGCTCTATTTTATGTGCGTGATCTAATGCTGCTTTTAATTTGGATACAAGTCCAGGAGCATGGCCATGATTAGCATCTATGTCTTCGTGTGTATGATTAATCTTAGGATTTTTATTAAATGCTGATTTTGATGCTACAAAAAACTTGCCATTCTCTGGGTGTTTCCCAAATACAACAGCAGGACTACCATCATATTTTATTGTGGTATCTGTTTGTCCTTGTCCTTTACCTTGTAAATGATTATGAACATCATTTATAGTATGAAACGCATGTCCAAAACCTTCTTTACCAGCATGCAGAACATGATCTTCCACATGCTCAAGATGTTTGAGCTTGTCTTCTTCTGCCTGTTCTCTTAAAAATTCTCTGAACTTCATATCCGTATTTATAATAAACGGATAAACGGAAAGTCTAATTTTGTTTTCTTAGTTCCTGTCAACTTATCCATTTCTTCGTAAGTAAATGGAGTTATGTAAACATAATTTTTTAACTTTTCATCATATCCGATATATTCCATCCTCTCTAATCCTGGTATTACTCTACCATGTTTGCCTTCTTCTGTGTTTTCAACTCTACAACCAGATTCTCTAACATCTGTTATAGCATGTAATCGTTTTAAAAATTCTCTATCTCCATAATGGAGTCCTGTAAAAGATTCATCATAACCACCTGCTTCCCAGAAGGTTTCTTTATCTATTACAAAGCAATTCACATGTCCAGTTGATCTCCCCTCGAACTGTTGATTATATCTTTGATAATTTTGAAAAGTATAAACTGAGCCTTTATTAAACTTTCTTCTCTTCAATGCTGCTACATCAGGCGGATACATTAAAACATCAGAATCAAAAAATGCTATCCAATCTGTTGTAGCATATTTTGCTATAAGGTTTCTACAACCATGTGAATTGAACCCTAAGTCTCTAGATACTCTCCATACCTGTATAGTAGGTCCATGCTCAGTTAAATTTAATTCTTGATTTATAATATCTATTGCAGGGTAATCAGGCGAACCATCATCTACTAAAAATATATCAACACCACTAGGCCATTTTTCCCAGAGACGACATAACTCTATAAGCCTAGCAGGCTCGTTATAGTAAGTATAACCTGCAGTGAACCTAAGTTGTTTCATCCGAGACATCCACCTTTGTGAGGTCTACAGCAGGAAAGTCTATAGCTCCTCCAGTATTCAATTGAAACTGCTCGTTATGAGTTAAATTATCTTTAAAATAAACTTCATAACCAGTAAATATCTCAACAACATCTGAGGTGATTTGTCCCTCCAACATGTGCATAAACTCGTTCACATGTTTGTTTATTTCCTGTAAGGTTAAACCACCCTCAGGGTCATCTATATGAGCTATTACATACTCATTACTAGGACCTGGTCTCCACATAGGGAATTCTTTATCAACCCCATGTGCTCTCCAGACTTTAGTGCACGCTACGATTTTTAATTTCTGCGACATCATACATCTCTATATTGTTTCTTACATCATTTATATCTATATTGTTTTTTGTTGCAAGAGTATTGGCCGTCTGATGCCAATATGCCTTGAACTCTCCATGTAAGGCTCTTCGTTCTGCTTTAACACAATTAACTATCCTTTGGATTTCTTTGTTTTTCATTTTCACTCCTCGCTGTGCGTTTTCTGAGATCAGTACTACTGAAAGAATGATCTCGTTTATTATAGATTATTTCAATCTTCCTTTTATAGCAAATTCTTTTTGCTGTAAATTCTATGTCCTTATATTCTTCACCCAATATCCTAACATTAATAGGTAAGGTTAAAAATATATCTTCTAATTCTTTTTCTGTATTATAGACGACTATCTCATCTACATTTTTATTTGATGCTAATTGAATTTGTCGTTCAACGACACTTTGTACTGGAGGATTCTTTTCTTTTCTGTCTTGAGTTGGATCGACTTGCAGAGCTGCTATCAGGTAATCACAATGTCTTTTGGCCTCTTCTAGCATAACACAATGTCCTGCGTGAAGGAGGTCAAAAGTACTGCAGGTTATTCCAATGCGTCCGCAATTTTTGTAATCTAACCTCATAACTCTATCTCCACTGCCTGTTCACCTTTTGACGATGTAGTTTTTGCTAATTTCAGATCTTCTTCTACTAAATAACATAACAGTAGCAATAAGAGATTGTAAACTAAATGTTGCCATTTCTTTCACATTACTCATTATATATCTCCGAAACACATAATCAACACAAAATAAACACAATTTAGGTATTCAATAACTCTAATCCCCATTTCTGTATAACATCATGTACATAATCTGGGTAATCTCCTGGATTATCTCCATAAGATTCTAGTTTTTTCTTGAACCAAACACCTGTTTGCTCTTCTCCATTTAAATATTCTTCACTATAAACATATACACCTGCAAAGTTATAGTATTCATCTGTATAGGTCATCATTAGTTTAACACCAGGATCTATACGAATCAAATACTCTCCTAATCTTTCAAACCATTTATAGGGTGATGACCATGAAGATGTTATTGTAACATTATCACCTTCAAAACCAGATATGTAAGCAACCTGAGGACCTATTTCTTCCTCCATGTATTCGTTGTCTATAATTTCTACATCAGATAAGAAATGCGAGAACTCTAATCCTCTTTCGTCATAGTCATCTCTTATAGAATCAAATACTTCCTTAAAAGCTTCTCTAGCTTGAAAGCTTCCTTTTATAAGATTTACAGTGCTATAAACATTGTTTGCCATTTCTATCACCCATTTGAAAAACGTAATCCTTAGCCGTCTGCATGGCAATTCTCCTGCCCTCAGACTGATCAATAATATGTTGTGTAAATACTGGTTTGCCTAATTTAAAAAAGGTTACCACAAATTGCTTGATAGGAACGTCTTGTTGTTCTATCTTAGCGCTAAAAAAACTGTTTCCAAATGATGATATAAATCGCATATTTTACTCCACTGGGTATTTGCTTTGACTAAAGTTATATCTCCTGCTCAGCAATAATTCTAACTTTTCGTGTGCTGAGGCTAATTTTTCTAATTCCATGTCTATTGCTTGTACCACGTCAGGGTGTTCACCTATACCCGCTGGATTTTCTAAATATACTCTGACGTTTGCTTTAGCCGAGGCAATTTCGCCTCTATACCTTGTCTCGAGAGCTTCTAATAATTCTTTGCCTATTTCTGATACCATCTTTTCCCTCTGTTAATAAGGGGCAGTTTAACGTCGTTACCCCAGGACTCTCCTTTTGTTGTATTGGTTATTTGGCACTGACACCTAGGTAACCACCCCAAAAAGAGGTTCGTAATTTGTGGTTGTTTATTTGATTTCCGAAAGTGTTGAACAACCAAAACTCACTTATATTTATGCCTAGCTAAAAAGTGCTGAACCGTTTTGTGCAAATGCACTAGCGATCATCGCTCTGCTAGGTGTACCAAGACGATAAGTTGGGTTACCAGCTTTATTCGTATTGGTGTAAATAGCATATCCTTTAGCTCTAAGAACATTAATCTTAGCAGGAAGTCTATTTACTCTGAGCTTGTGTGTTGCCACAGCATTGCTCAGTGCTTTGCCAGTGTTCAAAAAGTTAAGAACTTTTTGCTCTTGACTCACCGTTTTACGAGTTGCCATAAGGGCCTCCTTCATTTGTGGCACCTTCATTTACAACCACCGTACTAGAAACACTAGGTGCTCCTGTATTCACGGTAGTTTTAGATTTAGGTACCGTTCTAAAAATGACCTTTTGAAGTGCATCTCTCACATCAGGAGTAAATTCAGAAATTTCTTTCTCCTTATCCTGATCTAACAAAAACTGAGAAGCAGCTTTTTTGGTCATAGCTTCCGGCAATTCTACAAACATTGTGTCTGTGTTAGATTTTGCCGTAAGTTTCTTAATGCGAGAAACCATATCGTTCCCGAACCTAGCCTTAGTTTGGCCGTGTTCAGTAACAGAATAGCCTGCATATTTAAATAGTTGTTCAGTCATAACATCTCCATTTAATTAACTATACTACACATTATAGACTCTTGTAAACCAAGAGTCAACCTTTTTGTGGACCAAAAGAGCAATTATCCTGCTAACCTCTTTAAGGTATGTTGCTTGTTATACTCGAAGCCTTTTTTGTAGCAGTAATAATCAAAATCACCATGTACATCTTCGGCATCCATATCCCAAGCAAGAGCTTGTCTAAAGTCTTTTGCTCCAATATTAACTAAATCAGAAAGTTCCTTATGAAAGTCTTTCCAATTGGAGGCCTTCATCTTCTGCTCTTCCTCATATTGAGCATTAGCAGTTTCAACAAGACTATCCAAAGTGGACCTAAGTTCTTCAACAGAAGAATTATTGAACAAACCTCTTGGCCTAAAGCCATAAACGTCTTTATAAGCGTCGCTTATATAAGTAAGTAATTGTTCTTTTTCTGTTAAATCTTCCCAAGCTGTCATCTAATTTCCTTTACTTTTTTATTTAATATACCGTTATTATGCACTCTTACGGACCATAAGTCAAGCATTTTTTCAAAAGATTTTGTGTTGTATATCAATAACTTAGAATTTATTTTTCTGATAAATCGACTGATTCGTTGTTCATTTTGATAAATTTCCCTGGATTTCCGTACCAAAGCTCACCAGGTGGGACAGATTCCCTTAATACTGTATTAGCACCAATAACTGAGCTTTCCCCTATATCTACCCCTGGCATTAGGGTTACATTGATCCCTATAAGTACATTATCGCCTATTGTACCCCCAGGTTCTTTAATGTTGGTAGCGTACTTCTCTGGCCCTTTGTGGACCTTATTTGTCTGGAAAAAAGATGCTGACATTATTACATTATTACCTATAACTGCATCCTGTGTGATACCACATAAGGAACCTATAATACAATCATCACCTATTTTGGCTCGTTCTCTGACATCTCCACCAAACCCTGATATCTGTGTCCTTTGTCCTATAACTACATCTTCTCTGAGCCAAACATAATGTCCAATTTTAGACCCCCTGCCAATTTCCACACCTCTGTCAATAACACAGAAAGGTCCGATTTCAACATCGACTCCTATATGAGTTTCTTTGTCTACCCAGGCTGTTGGGTGGATACCTTTTCCAGTACGTCTTCGGTCTTTCCATCTGTGGAATTCATAGTCTTCCATTGTAACTTCACTCCTCGTCTTACAAGTTCGTTTAAAAATTTTGTACGGTGTTTTTTCTTTCCCTTATTAACCGCTTCTATAATTTCGTCTGTTGGTGTCATTTTAAGATAATAATGTTTCCACCTCCATCTGTTCGTCGGTCTACCCGTCTTTTCACTCTTAACATATTCTTTAACTGATGGTTTAAACTTTGGTGGCATTTTATCTCTCCATTTTATTTATTAATAATCTTCTCCTTGCATTCATTAAAGGTAATATCAAACATACTAAATTTTAATAATACTCTTTCTTTTGAATGACTTGGCACTCCATGTCTTTTTTGTGTATCTATTAATGCACAATTATAATTTATAAGACCTAATCCGTCAAATTCTATAGGACCATACTCATCAGATAAAACAATATTTACTGCTGATAATGTTCCTGTATCTGCGTGCATTGGAACAGATGTATTTGCTTCTTGTTTGTAATATCTAGGTCTAATATCTTGTGAGCCAAAAAGCTCTCTTAGTTGATCCTTTACTTTATCAACTTCCGATCCTTGTTCTACAACATGGCCTAATAACCATGTGGGTGGATTATGAAACCAATGACCCTCAGGTATTTTGCTGACACCTTGTTGTTCAGGACCTAGGTCATTAAATGGGTGGAAATTCACAGACTCCATTTCACTAATTAATTTATCTTTGTCGTAAGTTAAATTAATATCATATAAACAATCACTTCTTTCCATTCTTTAGTTTTTCAATCTCATTACCATTCTTTTCAATATTAGCATCTTGCATAGCATCAATTAATTTTTGTGCTCTTTCTTGATCTGTATCTTTATGTAAATCTGGATCAACAATTTTCTCTAGTTTTAAAAATTCTATCCTTGTATTTGGAACATACCTCCATGTATATCCATCATCTCCATATACTCCAAAAACTGTTTCTGATAAACCTATCTTAACTATTAATGCTGGTTGTCCATCAAGTATAACTTTATCACCTTCCTGGAAGGCAGGATTAAATCTAAACTTTGCTCCTTTAACAAAAGAGCCAGCCCAATCTCTAATTGCAAGACCTGCCATTAGAGTGAGTAAAAACCCTATGAACTCTACATAGTATGCTGATAATTCTATCGTTGGCATTTCTTACTCTTTCTTGTGATCTGTTGATGTACTGTTTACATATAAACCAAACCAGGCTGCTCCGGCACCTACTATTACTGAAACAAGTCCTGCTTGTTCTGCATTTGGTGTAGGTAATTCCATAAACCAAGTTACGACTTTAAATAACAAGTAGATATACATGCTAATAAATGCACGAGGGAATAATCTCCATCTACTAAAATATTCAGGGGCAACCCAAATCCAACCTCTGTCATCAGGTGCATGCCACCAAGGTTTGCCGTCTCCTGCTGGAGCCTCTTCTTCTGCTGGTGCTGCTGCTGCTTTTAATGCTTCGTATTCTGCTAAACTTAAATTAACATTGCTGTCTTCTGGCATAATATTCTCCTATAATATAAGCACTTATATTTATATAGGATTAGAACTTAAAATCAGAGAACTTGTCTTCTTCTTTTCCTCTGTCAAATACAGGAATATCTATGTTAGCATCTGTTAAATTTTGTTGTGCTGAGTCTTCTAAATCAAACAATTTCATTTTAGCTCTATCAACACCTATCATAAATCTTTTGTTTCTTGTAGGATCAGCATATCTGTTTTTCAATTGTTTAATCATAAACTGCCCTAACTGTTCTAATTCTTCTGTACTAATAATAGCAAACATTAAGTCTGCTGTAGCAGGCAATCCAAAACTTTCTGAGGTGTCTGTTAAATCTACATCACTGCTATTATAACCACCTCTTGTTGTCTGTGTAGCACTAAAAATAGGAACATCTTGTTCTACTGCCAACCCTCTAAGTTCTTCTGCAATACTCTTAATAACTGTATAAGAGTTAGCACTACTACCTGGCCTAAACCTAGAACTTGTACATATATTTAAATAATCTATGAATATAATATCTGGGAAGAAACTTCTTTTAAGTTTCAATTCATTTATCAATGCCTTAAAATGTCCTGCATGTGCAGATGCTGTAGGATATTCTTTAACAATTAATCTACCTTCTATCTTATCATTAATTTTCTTTACCCTATCTTCAAACATAGGTTTAGATAAGTCTTTTAAATCCATTATAGGAATATTCATTAAGTTAGCATCCACTCTCTCTGCTATTCTTTCTTCTGACATTTCTAGGGTAATATATAACACATTTTTACCCTTAGCGATGCAAGCAGACGCCATATGACACATAAACAGGGATTTACCTACACCAGTACCCGCTAATGCTATATTTAATGTTTTATTAGATAAACCACCCTCTGTTATCTTATTAAACATATCCAAATCAAACTCTACTTTTTCTTCTAACCTATGATAGAAGTCATATCGTTTATCAGCATCTTCAATAAAATCATGACCAACATTAGTATCAAATCCTACACTCAATGCCTCAGATAAAATACTAGGTAAAGCATCTGTAGACATATCTTTCTTTTTGCCATCTATAATTTGGATACTTTCCATAACACCCAAATACAATGCTTTATCTTTACAGAACTTTTCTGTTTCGTCTACTAGCCAATTCTTATCTACTTCATCACCATTTAATGTATTAATAACTTCCATACATTTAGCATGACTATCTTCATTTAAAGATTTGTCCTCATTAATTGCTAATAGGATTGCCTGTTTACTTGGAGGATTATTATATTTTTCTACAAAGTCATATATAACTTTAAAGACAGTCTTATCTTCAAAGGCCATAAAATAATCAGGCTTTAGGAAAGGAATTACTTTCCTAACATAGTCGTCATCTTTAATCAGATTCTCTAATATTACTTGTTCTATTCTGTTCTTCATCTAAAAATTCTTTATAAACATCCTTGACACAGGACATACAAATATATACCTCCTGTTCTTCGCTGTGGAAACAATACGCTTTGTCTTTATCTAAGTTGAGAGACTTCTCACACCTATCACACTTTTTCGTATTCTTCTTGAATATCTTCATCGGATACTTCTTCTCCAACCATATCTACTGACCCTATAGTATATCTTTTCTGTATCCAGTCAGTAAATGATTTCTGTTGTAAAATAGGCAACCAAAAGTCTTTAGACTCTGTATCCTTTAATCTAACTTTAGGCTCAGGAAGTATCTCACCTGTTTCAGGATCTGCCTTCTGATACCAACCATTACTAGGTTTAATTACATGTCCAGACTCTAATGCCATTTCTAACAAACCAGACCATTTATGTATGCCTTTCTCCCAAGACACTTCAACAGGTATCTTAGACTTCTCTCTAACAAACCTAGACTTTTCTACATTAATTACAAATTCATAACCTGTAACTTCTGTTCCTGTCTTTTGTTGCCTTCTGCCAATAATATAAATGTTATCTGCAGAATAATAAACACCTGTTCCACCACTAACAACATCTTTAGGAAACAATCCTATCTCTTTATATGTGTGGTTAACTACAACAGCAGGTATATCTTTAATTGTTAAGTGAGGAGTAATCATTCTAAACAAGGATTTCATTTGTTTAGCTCTTGTCATGTCTGCTACACTTTTACCATCAAGAGCATCTTCAACTTCTTTTTTACTTGCCAAGTTACCTACACTATCAACAATAATCATAACATGATCGCCTCTTTCAATACCATTTAACTGTTGCATGGAATCATGTTTTAATTGTTCAACATCTGTAATAGGTGTATGTACTACTCTATCAGTATCTATTTCAAATGTTTCAAAATAAGACTGAGGAGCACCAAACTCACTATCATAGAATAAAATAACACCATCATCATACTTGTCTAAATAAGACTTTGCCAACAACATAGCAAACGCTGTCTTAAAGTGTTTACTAGGTCCTGCAAATACAGTAAGTCCTGGTGTAAGTCCACCATCTAATTTCCCACTCAGTGCAACATTAACTGCTGGTACTGAAGTTTGAATTAGATCTTTAGAATTAAAAAACTTAGATTCAGTTATAATATCTGTTTCTCTAATCGTGGAATTTTTCTTAATCCTGTCTATTAGATTTGCCATCTTTTCTCCTAATTTTATTAGCTGCAAGTGCAGCTTCCATAATGTTACTACTATAGCACAGACTTGAACTATGTGTCAAGTCTTTTGGTAAACAAGTTCCACCAAATCCATATTGTCCATCAGGACCTGGAACTTGCCAATGTGTACCTAATGTTTCATCTTCCATAAAGAACTCTCTAATGTCTGGATAATGTAAATCATATACATCACAAATTTCTTTAAACTCATTTGCCAAACCTACATTAACTGCTAGTGTAGCATTTCTAAACATTTTAATTGCTGAGGCCTCTCCTGGATTAACAACCCATACTCTTTTATCAAATATGTTGGATAACCACATAACAAAATCATGATGATTAGGTGGTGTAGCACCAACAAGAATAGGAAGATTTGTGTCTAATACATCTTCTTCCCAATGTTTTTCTCTAAGAAACTCTGGCATAATAACTGCGCCATATTTTTTAGTTAACATTAATGCTTGATCAGGACCAACAGTACTTCTTATAACAGGTACAACAGTACTAGCACATGATCTTGTAGATAAATCGTTCAGGACTTTTTCAACAATACTTATGTCTAAAGTCTTCCACCCACCTAAGTCTGTAGGAACACAAACAAAAGCATATTGAATACCTGACCAATTTTCTATCTCATATCCTTTATCAGGATCATGGATTTGTATATCAGTTCCTTCGTAGAATGTATCTAATAAAAGCTCAGTAGCTTTACCTACGAATCCGTGTCCGATGATAGCAATTTGTTTATCTGTTCCCATTGTTCGTCAATTATTCTCTTTTGGTTCTTAATTTTTTTATCCTGAAACTTAACTCGATGCCCCTCTAATTCTGGATTCAAGTGTTTCGATTGCCTTTTCTTTCTTCTTTGTCCAGTTCTTTTCACTGCGCTCCTTGCCGTTTAGGACTTTCTTTGTGAATTTACTTTTAACAAGACGTTCTAAAGCTCTTTCACGTCTTGCCTTTCTGCCACCAGTGGCTGAATATGGTCTATTTTTCCCGTGTCTCATCTTCTCTCCAAAAATTATTTTCAAAACCTAAATCTATTGCCCAAAAGACAACCCAATTTACTAAAATACATACTCCAAATATTACCCAACCTGTCATCATTATTGTTCTCCTATAATGCCATCGTAACCTTTGAATCTATAATAAACAGTAAGTTCTTCTCCTGCTTTTATAGGTTTAACTGCATATAATGTTCTATCACCTGCTTCTGTGGTAATAAAACAATTAGGATCATTACTGTGATTAATGAATCCTCCTAAGGGCGTCCTTATCCATTCATGTCTATCTCTACTATGTACCAAGACATGTGTTTCTCCAAATACTGTTCCAGCATCAAATGCTTGTGCTGCATGTAATCCTAATCCATCTATTTTACTAGACTTTATTGTTAGTCCATCTGGTAATGGTCTATATGTGTCCATATCCCACGTCATCTATCCTAAACTACTTCTTCGATTATACCAAGGAACTCTGCTAATATTAGTAAAATCCCTGCCCAATATATCTCTCCTAAAATTAATGCCATACCAGCAAAAATTCTAAGAACACTTTTATACATACTGACTTTAAAATGTCCGTCTATCTTCATCCGAATAAATCCTCCAATGTTGCTTGTGGTTCTGTATGCCAACCAATAGGTTTTAAAATATTGTCCAACGGATCTACAAATGCCTTCTGCCATATTGTATCATAGTCAACATACTTTTCTAATTCAAATTCCGTTGGTAACTTTCCTACAAATGCAATAGTATTTTCTCCTATTACATTTGGCTCTTTCAAATAAACAAATTTAATCTTATCACCTTCTTGTATTTTCTCATACTTCATTTTAAGATTAAGTTTATCTACATAATAATTATATAACAAACCACCCCTAACATGGATAGGGCAACCTTTAGTGTAAATATCTGCTCCACTTTTATATTTAAACATATTATTACACCCTCGAGGAAATGCTATTTCCTCTACTGCTTTGTCATTAAACTCTTTTCTAGTGTTCTCTATAAACGAATGTAAAGTGTCCTCATCACTTGTTAATATTAGTCTAACCGCCTCCTTTAGAGAGTCTCTAATAGGGCCAGGAGTACTACTTCTTACAATTTCTAAACCCATAACCTTTAGTTTAGGTTCTTTAAGTCTTAGTCCTTCGTCATCATGTACATTTAAGGCATATCGTTTTTTAGCAACAAACACACCTTTGTCTGCTATAATTTCTCGTTTAAAAACTAATTTATGTGCAAACGCATTTGTGTAATTGGCAAGTTTTGTCATTGCCTGTTCAATTGCTGGTTCTATTTTTTCTGTTGCAATCTTGTCAATTAGATCAATTGTTTTTTCCTTACCTTTGTCAGGGAAGAAGTTTTCAACCATATCCTTCAATGTAACATAACAAGAATCAGTATCAGAATAAAAAGAATAAATTTTATCTTCCGTGCCACATACTTTGTTAACATAATTATCTAATGCCTTTGCTGTGTCTCGAATAACCAATTGCCCTGTCATTGTAATACCTTCAGCAATCCTATCATCATAGAATCTAAAGTACTGATTCGCTAGGGCACCATATAAACTGTTTAATTGAATCTTTCTTGCCATCTGGAAATTATTATATTTACTAATTTCATTCTGATAAACTTTAGCACCTGTTTCCTGGAACTTCCTTTGTGATTCCTGCATTAGTTTTTTGTATCTCAATCTATCATCAAAAAACTTCTGTACTATCTCAGGAAATAAACCTTGTTTCTCTCTTGTGTAGCAAGTGCCATTAGCTGCCATGGCATAGTTCTTTTCTTTTAACTTGTCTAACTTATACCTTTCTAACAAGTCGTCAACTTTAACATCATAAGTATAACCACTTACAATAGTTTCAGGACTCATATTGTACTGCATAAGAATAGAAGGATACAGACTTGTAGCATCAAAACTAGCAACCCAGTCATAACCACCAGGTTCAGGTTCTTGTACATATGCCCCTTCAATTTGTCTATCCTTTCTTCCACCACCTTGATGAATAACAATTTTCTTCTCCCATAGGTGATTATATAATAAACTATCCCAGGTTCTAACTGCTGAGAATACATCATTATAATTACACTTAGCGTCGTATGTCATTGTAATAGCAAGTTCAATAAGTTTCATTTTATCTTCTAACTCATCAACAAGAACTGTGTCAACAATGTTATACTCTACAAACCTATTCCAATCTTTCTCATAGAACTCTTTAAATGTTTCAAAACCAGATTCTAGTTTTTTATGGCCTAGTTCTGTTTGTGCAATAAAGTCTAGTTTATAACTCTCTCTTGTAACATAAGTAAACTTCTTATATAAGTCTAAATAATCTAATTGTGCAACACCTACTATCTCATAGGCAGTCATTTCCCTTTGTTGGAATTTAACATTACGTCTTTGGACAATGCCAAATGGAGAATATTTTTTGTGTTCATTCTCTCCTAGGACTGCTTCTGTTCTTGCTAACAAATAGGGTATATCAAATAACTGACTGTTCCAACCTGTAATAATATCAGGAGTATTATCTCTCCACCAACCTAGGAAATTTGTAAGTAGTTCTTTCTCATCTTTACATTCAATATATTCTATATCTAAATGTTTTGTATCTTCACCTGGAGTAAACTCCCCGAGTCCGAAGGTTGTTATCTTTTTGGTGTTGTTATTTTGAAGTGTGATAACTAACAGCTTCTCGCTCGGGGAGTCTACATTCGGAAAACCATGTTCCGAAGTCGTCTCTATATCAATAGAGTAAACCTGAATTTGTTTAGCATCCCATTGTATTTCACCGGGATAGTTTTCTGTTATGTATTGATAGCCATAATAGTTTTGGCCATATATTGGAAAATTGTCTACGTCTTTGTATCTATCAAAAAAGGCGGTTGCCTCTTTGTTTGTCTCGAATTGGATAGGCGACACAGAGTCACCATAAATTGATTTATAGTCTGAGGGTTCATTTGATTTTACAAACAGGGTTGGGCGGAAATCACGTCTTGCGGTAAAACGATGTCCGTGTTTGTCAACTCCACGAACCAAAACCTTGTCACCATAATGTCTTGCATAAGTATAAAAAGTCATAACAACACCAATTTATTCATACTGTAATTATAGGCTCTTACGAACCTAGAGTCAATTATAATTCTTTAACTCTGGTCCTATTGCGCAAGTGGCCTTCTGCTATTTCTGCTTTACTTGCACCATGATATGAAACTGCATGATGTTTTAATATCATAAGTTCATTTATATTTGTTTTGTCATCTAGACTAAGAAATTCACCGAGGATTCTTCCGTATTTACCTTTTGAGTCAAGCCTCGTTTTGAGTATAGCTCCATCTTTAAGTTGTTCTGTGATGAACGCCTTTGCCATAAGTCCATACTTCTTTTCTTCGAGGTCACGGGTTCTACTTTCCGGGGTGTCAATTCCGTATAACCTAATTCTTTGTTTCTTGAGCCATACACCGAAGCCCAGGTCGATATCCACATCTACTGTATCTCCGTCTATAATTTTGACTACATTAATTCTATATTCATACATTTACTTTCCTTCGTTTAATATTTTTTTATTTATAAGTTCAGGCTGTATGATACCTGAGCCATATCTTTTGTTATACTCGTTCTTCATTTGAACTTCTGGCTCGTATAACGAAACAACATGGGTAGGGAAAATAGGAACTTTATGTTCCTTTGCGAAGGGTGCATAAGGAGCAAGTCCCACGCCAAATTCTGTTTCAGAATCTCCCTTAGGTTGCATGAATATAATTGCAGGTTTTGTTAATATCAAAAACTGTTTATCTTCAATATCAGCCTCTGATACATCTGCTATTAATTCTTCTCCTGTGGTTAATTTTACTATCTGAACGTTTGACATGCTCCTTATCTCCTATAATTATTTAATTTCTATCACTTGTGGTTTCTGAGATTCTGGAATAACATTTTCTAATGCTATTGATAGAATACCATCAACATATTCTGCAGATCTAATTTCAATAGTATCTGCAAGGTTCCAAGCTCTTTTAAAGTTTCTGCCACCTATACCTTTGTGTATATAGTCTGCATCTTCTTTTTCAGTTTGGATTCCTTCTACGAGTAGAAGCGAACCTTTTGTATCGGTTGATTCTTTTCGTATAGTTATCTCATCTTTCTTAAAACCTGATACGGCAATTTCAATAAGATAATTTTCTTCGTCCACCTTTTTAACATTGTATGGAGGATAAGAACTTTGGACACCAGGATTAGATGCTGTGATAGCATCAAACACTTTGTTAAATCCAATAAATTCTCTCTCTATTTGTGGAAATGTCGAGACAAAATTGTCCCAATTTGTAGTTTTTACTCTAACCATTTTTTTCTCCTTTATTAAGCGAGTTATTAAACTGCAGACCCATAATTGGCATCTGCTATAATATATATAATACTTTTATTCAAAATTACAAGTTCTTTTGGTATAATTTACCCTAAAATTTTACATCAAAGGTTTTGTTAAAATCTGTGCCTCTTCTTCTATCATGTTCTTTTACAAAGTTCCAAAAATCTTTTCTATGTTTTTCTAGTTCTTCACCTTTGAATCTATTTGCCTTTATCCACTCTACAGACTTCTGAAATTTTACAACCTCTCCTTCTGTAAACTGAGGATAGGTTTTCATTGATTTTAATCCTTCTTCCATAATACTTATATGAGTATCGTCGGCAATTTGTGCTGAGAGGTGTTTTGGATCTACCATATAAGGCATGTCTATTGTTAGATGAGGAAAGGTTTGTTTCATCTCTGCCATTTTAAAAATGAATTCTTGTATATTGAATATAGATAAGAAATTAAATGTACACATGATACCTACTTCTATTCCATTAGCTAATATTCTAAGTAGGTTTTCTTCAAATTGATCTACTTTTAATCCATGTCTAATATACTCTGCTTGTTTCCCCCATGAATCTATACTGGCATATATTCTAGTATTAGGTATATCTTTTGCTTGGTTAATATATTTTTGTACTCTTTCTTTCGTAACCATAAGATTAGAATTACAATGGAATGTCAATCCTTCTCTAGGATTTGCCTTAACATATTTTAGAAGTTTATATGTATTCTTATCTAATAAAGGCTCTCCTCCTGTTACTCTAAGAACAAATAAATGTTCATATGCCTGTGGAAACCATTTCCAAAACTTTTCTACATAGGGAGAGTTTTCTATTTGAGGATTATCTATAACATTATAGTCCTCAGATAGTTTATAAGGACCATACTCTTGTATTTCTTTTTCCCATGACGTACTAAACACAGGACCACAATAACTACATGACATTTGACATTTATTTGTGAAAGATATTTCTAAATATTTAGGATACACATAATCTAGTCCTGCGTCTGTTGCTTCTTTGACTATATGTCTATTATGTTTAAAAAATTGAGCTGCAAGTGTTTGCCTATCTGATATCTCACCAAGATCCTCTACTTCCCAACAATAAGAGCACTCTGAAGGTCTGCTACCTTGCAACATCTCTGCTCTTTTTTCTATTTTTTGAGGTGTGTTATGTAAGTCAGAGTCTAAAGGAATTTTCTGTGTAGGACAATGATAACAGGAATGACTTTGCCCTGTTCCTAAGTGCATTTCTAAATGATACCATTTTAGTACACAGAAACCAGGCCCTACTTTATCCTGTTCGTCTTTGATAAGTTGGAGGGCTTCTATTTGATTTTTATTTAGCTTTCTTTCCAATATTGTACTTGGGGATTAATTCCCATTCACCCTTCTCTTTAAACGATATAATTTTTATTTGGCTTAAAGGTGCGTAGTCTAGTTCTTGTTCTGTAACTATGTCTACAAGACCCCAATCGGATAATAGTTTGCCTATAGTATTTCTTCGTTCTAAATCATTGTCTTGGAAGTCAGCTTCCTTGCCGTCTAAAGCAAAAAGTTCTTTAAAGTGTGTTATAAAGTATCTACCTTTCTTATGCAAGATATGGCAGGACTGATATAATACTTTGTCCTTTTTTGAAGCTACTCCAATTCTTGACAATGTTTCACGAACCTTAAGAAAATCCTCTGGATCTTTTAGTGAAACTTCTAAGGGTGTGTACCCTGGATAGTCAATATTAAAGTAATTCTCTTGATCACTCATTTCAATACGTCTCGTTTATTCTATATAAATTTTGGTTATAATACCTTATTTATATTTTGCCACCTTTAGACGTATTCAAATGTAGCTTAATTAAGTCTATATCTGTCTGAGAAAGCAGATTTAATGCTTCTTTTGCCTTAAAAAAGCTATATCCGAAGAATTTTTGTATTGTTTCTATATTCTCTTCTTCAGACTTTAACCATTTGTTATATCGTTTGGCTTTTCTTACCACACTCTTAAGAAAGTCATATTGTAACTTTTTATCCAAGTGAGGTCTTGCATTCATTTCATTTCCTGCAATAATAGTGTCTTTTCCAAAACCCATTGCTCTATTAACGATGAAAGCATTGTATTCATTTTCTGTTCTTTCATCTACAATTAAGTTTTCTTTAGTATAATTGATGCTATTAGCAAAATCGAAGGGAGATATCTTTTTCAGTTTTTCCTGAAACTCTTCCTCATTGATTTCTTCTACAGGATCGCCAAATCCTTCTAATATACTATCGCTCATATTGAACTAATTATTAACATTATTATAATAAAAAATACTGCTACTATTTTTATGTCCA